CTTGCTATCAACAACTCTGTTGCTACCACTTCAACACTACCATTTCAAATCATTGATGTAGTTGACACCACTGCGACAGGTAGCGATACCTTCCAAGAAGTGCTTGTCATATACAGCACACATACTGACAATGGTAGTAACGTGTTCATCGGTGGACACGCTTATCGTAACCCAGTTGGACTGTAGGAGGTATAGACAATGGCAATTTCTAGAGCGCAACTTCTTAAAGAGCTACTTCCTGGTCTTAATGCACTATTCGGTTTAGAGTATGCAAAGTACGGGGAGGAACATGCGGAGATCTTTGAATCAGAGACTTCTGATCGTTCTTTCGAAGAAGAAACTAAACTATCAGGCTTTTCTGCTGCACCAGTCAAAGACGAAGGTTCTGCCATCGAATATGACAATGCACAGGAAGCATTCACAGCTCGCTATACACACGAGACAGTGGCGATGGGCTTCGCAATTACTGAGGAGGCTATCGAAGATAACTTGTATGACTCTTTGTCAGCACGTTATACAAAGGCACTAGCTCGTGCAATGGCGTACACCAAGCAGGTAAAAGCAGCAACTATCTTAAATAATGCTTTTGACTCTGGTACTACCTATGGAGATGGAGTGGAGCTTTGTTCTACTGCACACCCATTAGTGAGTGGTGGAACTAACTCTAACGAACCATCAGTAGCCGCTGATCTTAACGAGACTTCATTAGAAGCCGCTGTTATTCAGATCGCAGGGTGGACAGATGAAAGAGGACTTCTCATCGCAGCAAGACCTCGAAAGTTAGTGATCCCACCGAATCTACAGTTTGTGGCAACAAGATTGTTAGAAACTGAGGGCAGAGTAGGAACTGCGGATAACGACCTCAATGCACTACGCAACAATGGTTCTATCCCAGAGGGCTACACTATCAATCACTATCTGACTGATACAGACGCTTTCTTCCTATTAACTGATGTACCAAATGGTCTAAAGCACTTCACACGTAGTCCGATGGCTACATCTATGGATGCTGACTTTGACACAGGTAACAGCAGATATAAGGCTAGAGAGAGATACTCTTTCGGTGTATCTGATCCATTAGGAATCTTTGGTTCCCCAGGAGCCTAAGAAAAATCAAAGGGCGGCTTGCGGGTCGCCCTTTTTTACTTTATACTACGCTTACCTTGACAATCACATGGTGTGATTGACTTCAGCCAAGACAAGGAGGTTTACATGGCTAACACTACATTTCAAGGACCTATTAGGTCTGAAAGTACAATTAAAACAATCAGTAAAAACGCATCCACTGGTACGATCACAGAAGTTATTACTATGGGTGATGCACCAGTCGCATTAGGTGATGAAGACAAAACACTTGATAATGCAACACATAGTGGAAGAGTTCTTGCTGTACCAGCACTCGCATCTAACAGAACAATAACACTGCCAGCACCAGTTGCAGGAGCTACGTTTAAGTTTATCTATGCAGGAGCAGCAGAGGAGGCAGAAAATTTGATTATTGTCACACCTGGCAACGCTAATTTCTTCCTAGGAAATGTTCAACATTTAGACACTAACGCAGATAATGTTGGTGTTTATGCAAACGGTAGTTCTAACTCAAAGTTAACATTAACTGACTTTGGTAGCATGGAAATAAATATAGTAGCTAAAGATAGTACAAACTACTATATTTGGGGCAATGTGGTTTCAGAAGACGCACCTGCTTTTGCTGACCAGTAATAGGAGGTATAAATGGCTAGATCAGATGTAAAAGCCTTTAACCACGATCAAGGTGATGCTGCCGCAGTTATTGGACCTGCTAGATCAAGGTTAAGGCAACTTGTAATATTTGCTAACTCAGCTGGAGCCGTAACTATTAAAGATGGTTCAGGTGGATCAGATATATTAGTTCAAAGTTTTCCAACAGGTCTGCATCACTTAAACATCCCAGATGATGGCATTCTTGCAGAAAGTGGTGTTTACATAAACGCTTTTACTGGTAGTGGCAACAAACTTACTTTGTTTTTGTCATAATGCCTAGTCATGCGTAACGATTACAAAAGAGGCGGTCGAGTCCGCAAAGGCAAAGGCATGAAAGGTATGTCCATAAAAAGTGGGGATAAACGCCCCACTAAGGCTGGAGCGGGCATGACGGCAAAGGGTGTTGCTAAATACAGACGGCAAAACCCTGGGTCCAAGCTGAAGACAGCTGTGACAGAGAAGAAGCCTACAGGTAAGCGAGCGGCAAGGAGAAAGTCATTTTGCGCTAGAAGTGCAGGGCAGATGAAGAAGTTTCCAAAAGCAGCGAAAGATCCAAATAGTCGGTTACGACAAGCAAGAAGAAGGTGGAGATGTTGATGGCAATATCTCGCGCACAAATGGGTAAGCAGATCAAAAACCCACCAAACAAAATGTCTAAACTTTCCCAGAAGAGGAAGAAAAAGGCAGAGAAAGAGAGAAAGAAGAAAGATGGCGTATTTACAAAGTAACATACCGTATTTTAAAGCATGGGTAAGACGAGAGTACACGAAGAATTTTATAGAGTATCAAGGAGATTTTTTACACGCAATGGTTATAGCTGTAACAACAATGCCGAATAGGTGTCTAAGTTTCCAAGTAATATTTACTGGATGTGAGACAGATGACACAGATGAACCAAATGTGCATGGTGGAGCCATGTGGGCTAGGATGCCCATAACAGCGTTGGTAGCTGATACCAGTTACGAAGAGTGGCCCACAGAGATGCCGACCTATGTAACACAACCGTGGGATTGCATGTCTCACGATCACTCAGTTTATGTATTGAATAGAGCCACACCTGCTCCTTGGATAGCCAAGGTAGATGGAGAGTTCTATCCTGCGAAATACTATTTTACTGTGGACTATACGAACAGTGAAGTAGCGGACGATCCTGCCCAACACAAACAGAGTCATGTTCTTGAACTGTTAGATGCAGGAGAGTATACAGGTAACATAGTAGCGTTGCCTAACAATCGGGTTCGTGTCACACACCCTGCGTGGTTTGAGACTGGTCAAGGCGCACCAGACTTCAGACCGAATCAACATACTTTTCATTCTAAACAGAACCACGAATACGTTTGGGACACCCAGCGTGTTTTTAATAACCTATACAAGGAGCAAGAAGATGACGAAGAAGAATAATAAGATGAAGATGGTGAAAGACCCAAAGACAGGAAAGATGGTTCCTGAGTTTGCTGTAAAGAAAGCAGAAGGTAAAACAGTCAAAAAGAAGATGATGGCTGGTGGTAAAATGGTTAAAAAGATGATGGCGGGCGGTAAAACCAAGAAAGGTTACGCTGCTGGTAAAATGGTCAAAAAGAAGATGATGTCTTCAGGTAAGCTTGTTGGAGGTCAGAAAAAACTAGATAAAGATAATGATGGTAAAATATCTGGTAAAGACTTCGCAATGTTGCGAGGGGGCAAAGCCAAAGGCGGAGCTATCAAGAAAATGGCTGGCGGTAAAATGGTCAAGAAGATGATGGCTAAAGGTAAGATGGTCAAAGGCGGAGCCGCAGGCGGTAAGAAAAAAGCCAAGGTGAGAGGTGCAGGTATAGCACGAAAAGGTGTAAGACCAGCGAAAATGGTGTAAATCATGGCGTTACGTAGGTATTACAAAAAAGGAGGTAAGATTTGTCCTGCTGGTAAGGCGTGGGCAAAACGTACCTTCGATACATACCCTTCAGCGTATGCCAACCTTGCGGCTTCTAAATACTGTAAAGACCCTAACTATGCAAAGGGTGCAAAAGGTAAAAAGAAAAAGAAGAAGTAATGGGTGAACTTAAGAAGTGGTTAGATCAGAAGTGGGTTCGTATAGGGACAGACGGAAAGATCAAAGGTCCTTGCGGTACATCTAAGGATAAAAAGAATCCTGATAGATGCTTACCTGCCGCAAAGGCTAGGAGTCTGTCTCAGAGCCAACGAGCCACTACAGCCAAGAAAAAGAAGCGAGAAGGCGCAAAAGGGAAAACTGTAGTAAAAAATACCAAACCTGCTACAGTAAAACTTAGCGGTGGAGGTCTTGCCCGAAGAAGGCGTGGTATCGCAAGAGGTTGCGGTGCTGTCATGGAGGGTAGGCGTAAACAAACGCAGTATATATAGGAGGCAACATGGAACTTATACAGAATGGTACGTTTGCAACAGGAGAACCTGTGTACCAAATAGCAGAAAAGAATAGTGACGGAACACACACCACTGTTGTGTTTGACCCGATGACAAAAGAAGAAGCTGAAGCAAGACTAAAGTCTATGGGAGGCACGACTGTGGAGCCTGTAAAAGAAACAGTATCTAACGACTCTCCTAACTACAAGTCTATGACAAAGCTAGAATTAGAAGCCATGATGCGTGAGCATGGTGTAGAGTTAGACAGACGTAAGTCAAAAGGTGAGTTGTTAAAAGAAGTAGACGCTTATTTTGCTGACGAGGATTAGTTATGGCTACATCGGGTACTACAGCATTCAACATGGACTTCACGGAGATCGCTGAAGAAGCGTGGGAACGTGCAGGTCGTGAAATGCGTTCTGGGTATGACCTAAGAACTGCTCGTAGATCCATGAACTTATTGACTATAGAATGGCAAAACAGAGGTTTAAATCTTTGGACAATAGATAGCGCAATACAAGCTGTGACCGCAGGTACAGCACAATATACACTTGCTGCAGACACTATAGACCTACTAGATCAAGTTATACGGACGGGTGATAGTGGCTCTGGAGGTCAGTATGGTGATGGAGGATCTACACAGTCTGATCTCACCATAAGTCGTATTGGTGTGACTACCTTCGCGTCTATCCCTAACAAGTTAATACGCGGTAGACCTATTCAAGTATGGGTTGAAAGACTACGTGATGCACCACGGATAAACCTGTGGCCCGTGCCTGACAAGTCCTACAGCTTTGTATACTGGCGACTACGACGTATAGAAGATGCAGGAAATGGTATAGAAACAGCGGATATGAACTTCAGATTCTTACCTTGCCTAGTGGCAGGGTTGGCATATAATATAGCTATGAAAACACCTGAACTATCGGGCAGGGTACAGATGTTGAAAGCGGACTACGACGAACAGTATAATCTCGCTGCTGGCGAAGACAGAGAGAAAGTATCTGAGCGTTTTGTACCACGAGTAGGAAGAATATAATGAGCCAAATGAAAAGAGATGAAGCAAGAATTATGAATGCCGCGAAAGGTAGATTACCAAATCTTAGTTATCTCACGACAGTATTTGGAAAAAAATATGGGCAAGATCAGCTCGACAGAGTTACAGACAGGATAATGGCTATACCTTTGCCAGGTGAGTTTGGTTTTCATCTTGATAAAGGACGAGGAAAAAAAGCTGGTGGTAAAATTACTAAATTAAGTGAGGGTAAAAAAGTTCGTGGGGTAGGCATCGCTAAAAAAGGCGTTAGAAAGTGTAAGATGAGGTAATCATGACTGTAGCATTTGCATCCAGCAGAAAGGCAATAGCTGAATGTGACATTTGCGGGTTTCGTTTCAAACTACGTGAGTTACGAAACATAATTACTAGGGGTAGAGATACAAACATCAAAGCATGTCCAGAGTGTTTCAGTCCCGACCATCCACAAAACAAACAAGGGTTATATCCTGTGCGTGACCCCCAGGCTATACGTGACCCACGTCCTGATTTTGCAGGGTACGAACAAAGCAGAAACTATGCGTGGGGTTGGAATCCTGTTGGGGATGGACA